CAAATGAAGGAAGCGTTGATCTCCTTTGCACAGTGGGCTGTCGTCGCCTCTTCTAATTCAAGTTCGGTGAAAAACATTGGGGACGGAGGAGACGTGGATTTGTGGGATGCATGGGCCACGGATATCGTCAACGGTGCCGGGGCTCATTCCTGGGTAGTTCTCGAGAATAGTGTTACAGGCGCACAACTCTGTTTCGACATGCTGAGTGCCAGCGTGAATTACATCGACATTGTGTATTCAGCCACGGGTGCTTTTAATGCCGATGGAACCACGTCAGCAAGGCCCACTGATTCGGAATCGATTTACATTCATGACACCAAGCTTTGGGCCCCCTCGGCCATGGATGGCATGGTTGTGAATGCAATGTGCTCCAATGATGGTAAAATAACGAGATGCTATTTCCATGAAACTGACGGGGCTTCAAGGGGAGGTTTATTTTTTGGATTAGAAGAGATGGCAGGCGTGCCAAGTCAGTGGAACAGTTCCATTCCCCAAGCTGTTCTGAGGGAAGATGTGAATGTAAGCGTTGCCACAAGTCCCACAGGTCAAACTCCAAAGGTTACCTCTTTCGATAACACAACAGAGCAGAACTACATGTACCTCGAGGACGATACTCCATATGAGGGTTGGAACCTGGCGTATCTAACGACCGAGTGCTATCATCAGTGGTCTGGAGATCAAGGTAATCCGCTTTATGAAGTGAACTCCGATATGGATTGGAACGACGGGTTCCCAATTACTGCCATGGGATTGTTCAGGGTCACATCACCCAGACAAGGCGGCATGGGTGCGTTCCAAGATATTTATTTAGCACCCGAAGCACATCAGTCTTTAACCAGTTACCCAGATGACGCGAGTTATCAGTGGGTGAAATGGGGTTGTTTCTTTGTTCCGTGGAATGGAACGGCACCTGTGGAGGCACCGTAATGGCCGATAGCACAGCAGGCAAAGCCAGTAATTTAACAATGGGCCAGAGCAAGGGTGCAACGAAAGATCCTTTGCCCTCCAGAACATCTGGTTTAAACAAGGGGCTTGCAGGACCCAGGGGAGAAGGTGGAGAGATAATCAGGGATTTTCCGTTGCTAAGTAGAGACGCACCATAGTAGGAATGATGAATGACTAGCGTTCTAGTACCATATGCCCAGCTTGACTCCATTTTGGAGGAGTTCACCGATGCCACTTTGTGGCTAGTGGTGATGAATCCGGGTATCGATGAAGAGAACGTCGAGAAGGACGAAAGCTTGGTCCTTCGTGCTGTTCTTCCCAAAGAGGATCCGGCCACTGCCGATCTGTCAACACTCTCGATTCTGATACAGATAAACCGCGGTTCTGGTTGGGAAACCATCTACGAAGATGGAACTTTTGCCGCTCCATGGGATGTGTCTAGCACCGTGACCGACAGCGGGGGGGGGTCTTTGTATACCTACCGTGAGGTTGCTTGCATACCCGGTGAAGATGTTTTTCCAGACAGCTCCACTGTCCAAGTTCGAATAGCAGCGACCAGGGAGCTTCCGACAGAGGGCTGGGCAGAGTTTTCATGGGGGACCGGTGGGTGGGGAACTGGTAACCTGGGAGGCGTAGCAGAAGCATCCGAATCGTTCTCTTTTACCATTTTGGACGAGACGGCACCGCAGGCGCTCTTAGTAGAAGCCATAGGGCGCCAAACTATCCGGGTGACCTATTCTGAGTCCATGGCTCCATTAACGGAAGACGGTGAAGCCAGTGTGGTTTCAACGGTACCTGCTGCTTCATGGCCAGCCTCGAGTTCGTTACCCTGGGAATTTCAGGTGGTGGTCAACGGAGTTCAGCAGACAGTGTCCATTGACGACACCATGGTTTCCGGTACCGACGTGCTCCCCGAAGAGGTGTCGTTTTCCCTATCTGCCTTGCTAGAAGGAGTAACAGCCGAGGATGACGGGAGCCTGGTGACTTTGTCTACGTCCCTGAGCGGGGACAATGCCACCCTGCAGGTGGTCGGAGGAAATGGTGCTACCATACTCGGCTTCCCCGATTTGGAGGCTGTGGGGGCGTACAAAGGGGTTCTGGACGCAGCCAACTATAGTGTCACCCGTCATAACGTCTACCCCAATCCGGCTGTAAATTTAGAAATAGAATCGGCAGCATTCGAAGAAGATTCGACCTCGGTAGTTGAATTGACTACCCAATGGCCTATGACTCATAATGCGCCGTATAAACTTCGCATAGATGGAGATATTACCGACACATCCGGGAACGTGATAGATTCAACCACCCTGGTTCATGATTTTATTGGATTCAAACCGGACTGGCCGGATAGGCGCGACACCGAGATAACACTTCCGCAGGTTATATGGGATCACGACGAAGATCAGGTCATGAGAGCAATCGTCAACATCTGGCAGGAATACTTGGACCAGACAGTAGACGACTATGATGAACTCTGGAATTACTTTTCTGCTGATGACATACCGGCAGAGCTCTTGGAGTTGGCCCTGGCGGATATGGGCAACCCGTTTGACTGGGCGGAGTTGGATCTTGATGAATCTGAAAAAAGGAAACTGCTGGATCTGTTGCCGGAAATTTACGCTTCCAAGGGGCTCGGACCCGGTATAGAATCGGTCGTCTACTTGCTACTGACCGTACCTGTACAGGTGGAACCACATATTGAAAACGGTTGGAGACTTGGATTGGACACACTGGGAGACAGTGATCCGGCCATGGTACGCTGTGCCAACCCGGGACCGTACGACTTGACGGGTGGGGGTTCGTTGACCGTCGAAGTAAATGAGGGGGATGAGCAGACCATAGTCTTAGACGAGGACGATTTTGACGATCCTTCCGTGGCTACCACGTTGGAGGTCGTAGCAATCATCGACGCGCAATTGGATGGTGGCGGGGCGGAACCGTCGGATGATGGTTCGGGCCCTAAAATGATCATCTATTCTGAATACTACGGACCAGGGGGAGCAATACAGGTAACAGGGGGCACCGCAAACACCGAGTTCGGATTCGATACCAGTTTACATTCGAGTTCAGGAGGTTGTCGGCTGGCCCCAGGGGATCCCAAATCCCTCCGAACATTTGATCTAGTTTATGGCGATGTGATACCGTCAGAAGAGCAGATCATATTGATTCGGAGGATCGCCAAATATATGAAAGCGGCAAGTGAATTTGTCGGGACAATCAGACCCACGAAGGTCTACGAGGCAAGTGACCGCTGGAAACTGGGAGGCTCTACTCTCGGCGTAGACACTGTGATCGGCTAGGAGGCTATACAAAATGCATATGCCAGATTTTTATTTCGAGCAGTTAGTCACAGAGGCTTTTTTGGACCTGGTCTTTGGCTGGGTTGAAGAAGCTGATCTGGCGATTCGACAAGACATTCTCAATCCGTTAAACGGATCGGGGGATCCCAGGGGAGCCATCCACAGGGGTGGAGAAGTAACCCCCACAGCGGCACCGTCCATGGCTGTTAAGGCTGCTGCGATCTATGCCACAGATCCAGATGGCAGGCGGGTGTATTGGGGATCGGAACAAAATGTGGATTGTTCGGTAGACTACCTCGGGGTGACTACGGATGTTTCCACAGGTGGGAACGAAAAATATCTAGGCATATTTGCCGAGTTTGATCGAGAACTCACCGAGCAAAAGATAGATGGCAATGGTGTACCGGTATGGACACAACAGCTAGAGTCCTTTGACATTAAGGTGTACCAGGGAACCGAAGCCACCATTGGCTCCGCATTGCCACCCACGACACCCACCGGCATGATTCGGTTGGCCAATGTCCGTCTGGTGTACAATCAGACACAGATATTGACAGCGGACATTGAATACGACACGGCTAGCTACCTCCGTGAAGACTGGGTACGCATGACCGGGGCCGAGCTTGGTGATTTTGTACACGGTATTCCATCGGAAGCTATTGAGGAATTGTTCGTCTGGTTGGATGACGTGGCTGCCGGTAACGCCACATTCACATCAACGTCCAATTGGCATGACGGATCTTCAATTGCGTCTACAGTCGTGGCTGGCGCCATAAATGAAATAGTATCCGATCTTGCAGCAACAGCAGGTGCGGACAGGGTAGGGGCTGCTGCTCATACTACGTCCGGGGGATATGCCGATCTAGCCGCTGGATCTGTACAAGACCAGCATAACTCTTTAGCCGATGATATTGACGGTCATATTGCTGGAGGGGCTCCAAATCACCCGGCAACTGCTATTACGACCGCGGCAGATACGACGGTGTTGATGTATTTCGACGACGTCTCATTTCAAGCTGTGGGAACAACCCTAACCAACGAGGACGACGGCCAGTGTGTTGTTGCGGAGTATCTAAGCGACAACCATATCCGGGTCAGGGATGTTACTGGCACATGGACACCGGGGGCTGGTGTAGATGTGGGTGGTTCCTATGTAGCCGCCGAATTCTACTATAATGGTCAAGAAGGGGATCCGGAAAACCTGGCAACCAGTGAGGTTCAAACTGAACTCGAAAAGGCTTTTGTTGCGATAAACGCCCGTGCCAAGGTGGATCAACGTGAGAGAATAACAGAGAGGTGGAACTTTGATGCTCCACTAACTGTGAACGGTCCAATGCACGTAACAAGTCTGCTTGGAGGTACATACCCTAACCTGCCGCTTGAGGACTTGATTGTAAAGAAGGGTTCCGATTCTGTGATCCAGTCGTTAGCCTACGAGTTCCAGGAGACAGTCGGGGCCACAAATGTCAACGACATGTGCAAAGGTATCGTCTACAACCTGGGCGGCCAGAAGAACCAGCGTCCCTGTATCTATGTTTCGGGTTACGATGATAACTCAATTCAGCAGTTGTGGATTGAGGACGACGACGAAGACATAAATGAGCAAACCGTTCCTATAGTTGTGGACGCGGTGGGAACACCGTTACCATCCGGTGACAACGTCGCTGCTCTTGCTTGTAATGGTGAAAAGTTGTTCATTCTTGTAGACGACGATGGCGCTGGAACCGATGCTTATCTGGTCTGTCTCAATATGAAACGCCGCGGTGAGTGGGAATGGACCTACGATCTGACCGGGTTTGACTGTGGCTCGGCACCATACAAAAGGTCTAATATGCAGGCAGACGCAAACTACGTCTGGATGTGTTTTGGTGGTGAGGCCGCGGATGGTACACCTCTGGCCAGGTTGAATGTAGATGGGACAAACATCCAGAGCGGTTCGGGAGACTGGAGCACTGCCGGTTATACGCCTTGCGGTGGATTCAGCGTCACGGAAAGCCGTATATGGTTCACGGTTGATCAATTATTAGGGAATAACTGCTATCTGGTCGCAGCAACGTTGACCTGTGGAGCTCCCGGCGTTGGAACCACACTCTTAAACGGGGCCGGGTTGAAATGTCGTAGTATAGCAACACCTGGTCGATTTGTGGTGTGTCCATTGGATACAGGAACAGCAACACCTGATGCCAATGTGTATGTCCGGGACACCGTCGGTGACATAGATGGGTTACAACTAACACTTCAAAATCTTCGAGAAGGGGAAGTACCAGTTAGGGTGACATTTGATGGTCACTATCTGTGGTTTAAGTGTGTGGGGTATTACACCGGCAACGCCGATTCTGGTCCCTCTAAGCAGTGTTTAATTCCTGTACATTTGAGCCAAATTCAAGGAGCATCACAGGATATATTTGAACCCAGATTCTTCGTGGAGGCTCCAACCACTACCGGCAATTCGACTAATACAGGTTTGGTTCTTGCCTGGGGGCCTGGTATTTGGATGACGCCCAGTATCGGAGACCAGCAAGTTGTGTCGGTTCAGATGGGAACTGGGTTGATCATAAATTAGTTAGAATATGGGGGCAGGAAGGGTTTGGCAATGGCCGATGACAGGGGCTTTTATAGCATGACGAGAGACAGCAGCGAAGAAAAGGTAACCCTTGCCACTCTGGGAACGAAGATGGACACCATGGCCGCAACCCTTGTTTCTGTAGACAAAAATGTCCGGGATCTAAGTATTGCGCAAGCAAAGACAGAGCAATCGGTGAAATCATCTTGGCATGATATTAACACCTTGAAGAAAACAATATCTGAGATCCCCGAAACCTTTAATAAGGGTATAAAAGAGCATGCGGAGGAATGTATAGCCAGGGAACGTGCTCGCAATAAGGCAATAACCTCTGATTCGGACACAAAAATTGTACGACCAGATGATTCTCAAATAGTACCTTTGCTAGCCAGAGAACCTCTATCACAAAGTAATTTCAATATTTCAAAGGGGCTTTTGAAGTGGATGATAATTGGATTTATTATTCTTGGGGCTGGATTCGTTGGAGCCGGCATAGTAATAGGAGCCACCGTTCAAAATGCACCACAAAATGCCGGTGAGATTTTAAAACCCATAATTCAAAGAAAATAAAAAAAGTGTGTTTTGCGTATTGATTCTTCGCAAAAAATGTGTAAAATATAAATAAGCTGGTTGTTTTGGGTTGACGGTTGTCAGCCACGTGCCGTGTGAGTATCAGTCCGGGGAGGTAACTGTATGGAGATTAGGACAATAGATGTAGCAAAAAAAGTGGACCAGA